ATTATGCAGCCTCATAAACCAAATTAAGGTTAATAACATCGCTTGTTGTCCAAGTAAACGGCGCGGAAGCACCAACGTTTGCGGTAAATATATTTACTCCTGTAACTTGTGGCAACTTAAATCTAATTGTTGTAGTTGTATCAACATACCCTGCGCCAAAATATTGGTCGGTTGTGCTTGCGTCAACATAACTAATGTTATTTGTGTAAAAATCGTTTGCTAATTTTGCTGTAACTGGCAAACTAATTTTTGGTTGCGTCCCCATACTTGTAGTGCTACCAAAAGTTAATTGACCGTAAACGTGAACTAATTTTCCTACTTGTGCGTAACGAAAATTGTTTGTGCCGTTACCAATAGTTAAATTTGTGTAAGTAGGCGTATAGGCCGCGTAAGTAGCACCCGACGCAGCAAAAGTAAAGTTTGCGTTAAGCGACGCAGCGGTCAAAACCTCGCCAGCGGTATAAGTAGTTAATGGCATAGTGACCTCACTTTACCCTAGAACGTTGTCAGCGTTTAGGATACCAAACGACAAATCGTCAAGTATTAACTCGTAAACAACAGTAGTTGGCGACGTGTAATAAGTAACGCTATGCCCGGTATTGACGCTGATCGTATGCTCAATGCCCTCGACTGCCAACTCTTGTGCCAACTCGGTAGTTGTTACGCCTGACGTAAACGACTTTTCAATCGTGATTGTGTCACCCACGTCAATCACGGCCACCGTGTCACGCTGCGCACTTGACAACAAAGCAAACGACGTGGCTAATGACGTGTACCGTGCCTCAGGCTCAGGGTCAAGCAAATACAACGCCAAGTCAAGCGCCGCCGTGTCGTTATGCAAAAGACTGTTAGTGATGCTGTAAGTCTGCACAAAATACTTTGCTTGACTGCCAGCGTCGTCAGCGACCTGCGGATTATTGCTACCGAGTATTTGTACGACTGCACGGTTAGTTACCTGATCAGCTTCAAAAGTTATGCCAACGCCGTTGTACGGAATGTTTGTGCCGTTGTCATGAAAGTCTGCTACCGCTGGGGTAAGCGTTGTGCCTAGTCGAGCGTCAAACACTAGATCGCCGTCACGCGACATAAACAGGCGACCCTGCTCAGCGACGTTTACGTCAGACAAATAGCCAAGCACGTTCGTGCCTTGCGGAATTGTAAACGCCGCTGCACCGCCAAGTGTCTGTGTGCCTGTAGCAATGTCGCGCGTTAACGCTGGAAACGCAACCTCAGGCCGATCAAGTACCGCCGTAACTCGAGCACTAGACAATTGCTCGCTGACGTTAAATTCGTCTAAATATGTTTGTGCCAACAAATAGAAATCGTCTGCACAAAACACGGTCACCGTGTCAAGACCGCCGAGTGCAAAGTTGTAGTTATAATTTACGATCACGCCAACAAACAAATATTCTTTGACGTTTAGCGAACTGTAACGCGACAAGCGCACTCGACGCATAGGCGCTAAACCCGGTTGCGCCAACGCTGTGTCGTAGTACGGGCTGTTCTCGTCAAACGGGTTAAAGATGCCTGACGTGTCAAGCATCGTAAACGACATAGTGCCAGCACTAAATTGGTCGCCCTGATCGCGACGACCACGCCTAACTGAGATGCTGTTCACGCCGTCAAGCACGCTCGCAAAATCTGTTGTACCGTCAAGCACATATTGAGTGTTATCAAGCAAACCTGCAACTGGGTCGTCAAGCAAAAATGCGTCCTGTATAAACCCTGTGTCAATCTCTAAGTCATAGTTGCCACTAGCAACAACGGCTGTACCTGCCATTACGACGCAATCTGTAAGTCAAGCGGCCCGTTAGTTCGCTGGTAGGCCAGCAAACTGTTTAACACGCTTTGCCCGATTTCGGCGCTAGTTGACATACCGCCAGTCACGTTGATCGTTACGTCACCGCTACCGCGCGCTGCAATGCGCTCAGCGTTGCCAAACGTTGTCAAAGCGCCTTGTATGGTCACTAGGTCGCCACCGCCACCAATACCGCCACCGCCACCGCCTGACCCGCCTTTACCGCCGCCAGCGCCGCTTGAGCCACCGCCTACAACTGGCGACACTACGGTTGGCATACCTGCACCTGCCTCTCGAGCCATGCGATCTGCCGTGCGCGTATCGGCAGTTACTGTTGTGCCACCGCCGCCAATACGACCCAAACTAATTGTTGGCAATTGGCCAATATCAGTAAACGGGTTTATTAAATTCATGCCGCTAATAATCAAGTTAATTGCGCCAATAAACGAATTAGCAAACAATTCAAAACCGCCAATCAAACCGTTCAAAACTATATTTACGCCATCTCTAAAACTTTGAAATTTTGTGTATGCAATAGTTAATGCAGTTATTAAAGCGCCAATACCAATCATAATTATGCCAAACGGGTTTAATGCCATTGCAATATTTACTGCAACAATTGACGCTGCAATAGCTGCAATTGTGCCAGCAATAATTGTGAAGGCTTTAGGGTTGTCTTGCGCCCAATCTGCCATTTTTTGCAAATACGGTAAAACTTTTTCTATTACTGGCAACAACGCTGCACCTATTGCTTCTTGTGTTTCACCTAAACTATTTTTTAATATCTTAAATTTGCCTGCTGCAGTTTCTGCTGATCGAGCCGCTGCCCCGCCAAAATTGTCGTTTAACGCAAGCATTACATCATCAAGATCAGCGCCGTCTGCAATCATGCCTTTCATCTCAGGCGACAACGATTGCAAACCTTTCATATTTCCGCCGTACGCTTTTGCGAGCGCGTCAGAAACTCCAGCCAAATTAGAACCAGTTGCAGTTGCGATATCTTGAGCAAGTCTTAACGCATCAGTTGCTTCGCCAACATCTTTTGTACCAGTAAGCAACGCGCTAAAGGCTGGCCTCAATTCTGAGTCCGCTGTTCCAGTCGCCCTCGACATAGCCGAGATCATGTCCTCAGTCGCTGCAACAGTTGCGTCAGTAGCCCCGACAACGTTCTGCATCGTGTTAGCCAAAATTGCTTGTTGTTGTTCGTCCTCGGCTGCCGCTCGAGCCGCCAAACCAAGCGCACCCGCAACTGCCGTCAAAGCCGCCGCCGCTGGCACGGCCGCTTTTTTAATAGCAAACTGGGCCTTCTCGCCAACAGTCTCTAACTGCTTAAATTCTTTAATTGCTTTGTCAATGCCCTTGCCGTCAAACTCGCTGACAATAGGTATAGATAGTGCCATAATTAAATCTCGCTTTGCACAACGCGCATAGTTTTAGCAATCATCTTTGTCATCTCAGCCTCAATACCGCGACGCGCTTTATACACAGCCGGGCCGATCAGTCGAGTGCGACCAGCGCTAACAAAACCTAACGCGTTACCTAACTTGTTTGAGTTAGCGCGACCAGCCGTTTCAAAGATTGCAGCCGCTGGGTCTTTTTGCTCAATAAGGATTACGCCGACTGCGTTGCGTCGAGTGTCAAAGCGCATACGCACTCCGCTGATTGCTTTTGCAGTTGCAAACGGGAATAGTTTGCGATCACGTTGCACCCAGTTGTAGCGCATACCTGATAGCGGTAATTCTTTGTACACGGCTTTGCCTGCCTGTATTGCTGGCTGTGCGATTGCAGTTGCGTCTGCTTTAAAATCTTTTTGCAACTGTGGGTCAATTTTACGCAAAGAGTTAATCGTCTGTTTGACCCCGACGATCTCAATAGTTGTTGATGCTGGCATTGCGCTACCTCTTTTGCTTATTCAATAGCGTAATCACCGTTATCAGGTCGCGCGTGTCAAACTCGATTGTCGTAGGCCAATACCCTGTTGCGACTAACAGCTCTGCTAGTTGCCGTCGGTAACTGCCTACGCCGTAAGGTTTGGGTCTGTCTCGTCTATTGCCTCAATAGTCATGTTTGGGTTTTCTTTAACCCAGTCACGATATGTTGCAGGCATTTTTTGGCCGCTAAGTTTTAGCAAATTGTATGCCCAGCAAACTAGATCGGTGTAGCCGATACCTTTGCCGTCACTAATTTTGCGACCCTCGGTTTTTTCCCATTCGCAGATAACAAACATATTTGTTGTTAACTCGACTGGCTGTACGCCGTCTTGTAAATCAACTTTTAATTTCAATCTCATGCCTTGTCCTGTTCTCGGCCAGTTATGGCGCGTTAGATCACGTTATGTCAACTGTGTATGCGCCACCCATAAGTTCAATGTCGTAGGTAGCCAACTCGCCTAAGTTTGCGTTCATTACTGGCAACGCGCTTAGAAAAGTGTTTGTTAATTCAAAGCCCGGATTAGTTGCGGTGTTTGCACCTGATGCTGGGGTTACTTTGATGTAGCACTTTGTGCCGACAAGGACTGAGAGCAATGCGTAACTTTCAGACGCTGCAAACGATGCGTACAAAGTTAATGTTGCGCTATTTGATTGCAGGCCAGCGGTGTTA